AGATCTAAAAGTAAAGTTCAATGAAGGATTTAAAAATGTATTAATAACAGGAGAAGAAGGTTATGCTGCAAGTATAATTAATAACAGACCAGTGATAGAAGTACTAGATCCTAAGAAGACTTATATTATAAGATCTGGTTATTCTAATAAGTGGGAAGATGCAGATGTAATTATCTCTTATGATTATATCTCTCCCGGAGCTGCAGTAGATCAATACTATGAAAATTTAAAGTCTACAGATGTAAAGAAGTTAGACGATGATGCAGCTAAAAAATATGGCACTAATAGTGAAGACGAACTTACTTTAGATATAGATGAATATGGAGTTCATGCAGCTAGAGAAGAGATGTTTAATGACTTTCTAGACCTTCCAGGAGAAGATAATACTATACATAGTAGACATAGTGAATTAGTAGATCAATATGGAAATGTACGACGAATTAGACTGTACTGGAAAAGCTACAAAGAAATCAAAAAGATTAGATACTTTGATGACTTTGGAAATGAACAATTTAGAATTGCAAATGAATTTGAGCAACCTAATAAAGAATTGGGTGAAGAAGCGAAATCCTACTGGGTTAGTGAATGGTGGGAAGGTGTTCAAATTATGGGAGAAATCTACCCCTACATTAGACCAAGACAGATTCAATATAATAAGTTCGCAGATCCTGGATATAATCACCCTGGAATCGTAGGTCAAATATATAATACTGGTGAAATGAAGACCGTTTCTATGATGGATCTTGCTAGACCTTATCAGTTACTATATGATGCTACTATGCATAGATTAACAGACGCACTAAGTAAGTTCTTTGGTGCTATGCCTGTAGTTGATTATGCTTGGATACCAGAAGGATGGAACGTAAAGAAATGGCTATACTTTGCTAGAAAAGCGGGGATTGCAGTAAGAGATAGTTTTAAAGAAGGTAATAAAGGAGCCGCCACTGGAAAAATAGCCGCCAGTGTAGGTAATACTTCTAGTACTATCAATCAGCCACTTGGAGATTACATACAACAACAAATTAATATTCTTAACTATATAGAACTTCAAATGGGGAGAATCATTGGTATTCCACCTCAGCGATTAGGAGATATAGCTAATAGAGAAACAGTAGGAGGAATAGAGAGAGCAGTGACTCAATCTTCTTTTGCTACTAATGAATTATTTAAGATTCATGATAATGTCAAGAAACGAGTATTAACTCTATTACTTGAGACCTCTAAGATAGCTATGAAAGATAATCCCCAGAAGTTCCAACATATAGGAGATGATTACTTAGCTCAGATGTTTGAGATAGGAGATGAAATCATGGAAGAAGAATATGGTATTGTACTTAGTAATGAAAATGATATTACTAAAATGGAGCAAGTATTAGAGCAATTAGCTCATGCTGCTATTCAAAATCAAACACTTAAATTTTCTCACGTATTTCAATTATTTAATTCTAGTTCTTTAGCAGAAAAGCAAAAGATCATTGAGATAGGAGAAGAAGAAATGATGCAACGTCAAGAACAGATGCAACAACAAGCTATTCAGCAACAGCAAGCAGAACTTCAAGCTAAGCAGCAAGAAGAAGCTATGAAAGCTGAAATGGATATGTTAAAGCACAGAGAAAATTTACAGATGGAAAAGTATAAAGTAGATCAACAAGAAGCTACTAAACGTTTCCAAATGGGTCAAGACATTAATAAAACTAACAGTGAAATAGAGCAAGAGTACAATAAGCTTGACAATGACTTAATGTTAGAGATGCGTAAGTTAGATGAAGAAATGAGATCTAACAAGGCTAATGAGAAGCTAGAAGAAAAGAAAATAGCTGCCCAGAAAGCCGCAGCAGCCGCTAAGCCCAAAACGTCAACTTAGAGATAATCGAGCTTTATTCTGATTACTATTTAAAATTATATTTGTGATATGGACGATTTAATGTTTTCGTTTGAGGATTTAAATCTAGAGGGAGGAGAAGAACTAAATGTAGAAACTACGCCTCCTATTGAAGAAGAAGTAGAAAAGAAAGTAGAAACTGATACTACTGATACTACTGATACTAGTAGTGTAGAAGTACCAGAAAATCTAGACACTACTACAATCAATGAAGAAGGAGATAATGATGCCTTAGCCTCTATGGTAAATTACCTTAAAGAGCAGGGTGTTCTTTATATGGAAGAAGATAAAGAAGTAAAGATTACTTCTCTAGAAGATTTCAAAGACCTAATTAAAAGCTCTAATGAAAAGGCTAGATATGCTAATTTAACAGAGTCTCAACAACGTTATCAAGACGCTCTAGAAAATGGAGTGCCTATGAAAGATTACGAAAAAGTAGAAAAAGAGATTCAGGCATTTAGTAATATTAAGCCAGAAAATTTAGAAGAAGAACAGACTAGATATCAAGTAATTGCTCTTGATCTTATGGAGTCTGGAGTAGAAAGAGAAAAAGCTCTAAAGCTAGCTGAGTATGCATTACAAGACGAAGCTGGTAGTAAAGTAGAAGCTAAGAAAGCCTTGGATAATTTAATTCAAGTAAAGACAGAAAAATATAAAACTCTGTTAGAAAGTTCTAAAGCTCAGCAAATAACTGAGATCAATGATATTGAAAAAGCTATCAATGATAAAACAGAGTTAATGGGTATGTCACTTAATGACGTATCTAAGAAAAAGCTTTTTGACCAAATGACTATGAAGGTAGGGTACACTGATTCAGGAACTCCGCTAAATAAATTTCAGGCATGGCAAAAAGAAAATCCTATTGAAGCTAGTGTTATGCTAAACTACTTCTTTATGATAACAGATGGTGGAAAAGACTTTAGTCAGTTTACTAAACAGGCTACAAGTAAATCTACCAAAGAGCTAGAATCTAAACTAAGACAATTAAGTTTTGACAAAGATGGTAGCGTAATTATCAATGAAGGTAACAGTGGAAAGAGTAACAGTAGTGGAGAAGGTACTTTAACTATAAACATTTAATATAAACAATGAAACTAAACAGATGGCAAGTTAAAGAGCTGAAGCAGTGGAATGGCCCGTTGTTTGACCCTCAGAATACTCTTAAGGCGCTATATAAAACACAGCCTGAGAAAATTCGTAAGTCGATGGTTAAACTTCAAGCGATCTACAATGGCCGCAGCTTGGAGAACAAACTAGAAGAGTACGGCATTAAATATGTCGATACTCTAAATGATTTTTACTACGAGATCATTGCTAGTTCTAAACGTAATGTACAACTTATTGAAGCTCGTTATCAAGGAGCTACAGTAACAGCATCAGATAACAATATCTGTGCTGGAGGTTCTACTGCAGTACTAGTATTTGGTGAAGACTACTTCAACTATGGAGAAGTTATCGTAGGTGAGAAAGTAGAGAAGTATCCTCTACGAGTTATTTCTGAGCCTCGTATTGAAGGTGATAATGTATCTTACCTAGTAGAAGGATGGAACCTTCCTGATGGTATGCCTGGAAGTGAACTAGTAGCAGGAAAGAAATTCTCTCCTGAATTCGCTCCAGCAGCTCGAGGTCTATCGCGTGAGCAAGGTGGTATCAGACGTCCTAGCACTGCTAAGGTACGTAGTACACTATCTTCTCTTCGTATTGACCACAAAGTAGCTGGTGATATTGATGATTACGCAGTACTTATGGGCTTCCCAGTTCTAGATAAGCAAGGAAATGAAAAAGTTTTCCCTGTACTATCTAGCTACGAAGACTGGTTAGTAGAGCAAGAATTCTCTCACTACAAGTCTCATGCTATTAAGTATGGTACTACTTCTATGGACTACGATGGTGAGACTAAAATGATTGATCATAAGTCTGGTCGTAAGCTACAATTTGGCCCTGGTATCCGTCAACAGATGGAGCAGACTAATAAGGCTTACTACAACACTTTCAATCTTGCTTACCTAGAAGCAATTCTAGAGCAATTGTCTTACAACAAACTTCGTATTTCTGAGCGTGAGTTTACTATTCATACTGGTCAAGGTGGTGCTAAGCTTTTCCATAAAGCAGTACTTAACAACGTATCAGGATGGAGCTACTCTGTAACTGATAATAACCCAGCTATTGTACAAAGCGTACAGAGTTCACTACACTCTAATGCTTTCACTGCTGGATTCCAGTTTGTAGAGTATCAAGCTGCTAACGGAATTAAAGTTAAGCTTGAAGTAGACGACTTCTACGATGATCCTAATCGTAATAAGATTCTTATGCCTGGAACTCAAATTCCTGCTGAATCTTACCGTATGGATATTATGTGGATGGGATCTCAATCTGATCCTAATGTTCAGAAACTAGCTTATTCTAAATTCCAGAAATTTGGTGGAGAACTACGTGGTTATGCTGCTGGTTTCCGTAATCCATTTACTGGAGAGATGAATAACGATCACATGAGTTATACTGAGGATTCTGCTACTATGACTAAGTTTACACACTGTGGAGCAGTAGTATATGATCCTGAGCGTACAGCTAGCTTAATCCCTGACGTTTTAAGCTAAACATTTGTTAGAGTAAGGAGGGGATAATCTCCCCTCTCTTTCTCTATTAATTATAAAATAATATGGCAAGAACAAGCACTAAGACTAAATCAATTCTATCTGACGAAAAAGTATTCGTTAGATATATTCCTGACTTCACTAATGGAGTCACTGACAAAACTCACTCTCTATATGGGGGACTTAGCTCTAACGCCAGTATTGCAATTGTAGCGCCTATTCTCAAAGGAGGAGTACGGCATCTATTTACAGAAGAAGAACAAGAGCAATTAGAAGATCTAACTAAGTTGGATTTAAGTACTCATTCTGATTTCTGGAAAGAATATAGAACAGACGGAAATGGCGTTAACATTGGCCACTTTCCTATTTACCTAAAGAAAGAGGGAACTATGTTAGATAAATCTAATCCTCTTGACTACATTAAATTACGAGTACTAGAGAGAAGTAACTTAGTTGCTCCTTCTCCTAGTGAAGTAAAAAACAGATCTAAAGAATATCGTTTTGTTCTTATTAATGAGAACAACCAATTCAAGGAAGATATTGATAAAATGAAGTATGATAAAGACGCTATCAAGCTTCATGACAAGTATGAAAAGGATGCCGATGTACTTACGCATATTCTAAAAGAACTTAAGCGTAACCCCGGCCCATCACAAGACATTGAGTTCCTGCAAAAAGAAACTTGGAAAATAGCTAAGACTAACCCGAAGGAATTCTATGTTGTTGCAAGCGACGAGTACCTTCAAGAAAAAATCCTCTTAAGAAAATCTCTAGAAAGAGACTTAGTACAGAGAGTAAACGGACAGTACTTTGACGAGAAGAATCAAGCTATCTCATTTGACAACGACAATAGTTTTGAAGGAGCTGCTAAATTTTTAGCTTCTGGAGCAGGACAGGAATACAAATTAATACTACAAAAGAAACTAAAAGCTAAGAAAGACTAATGACACCAACAGAATTCAAACTAGAATTTCAGCAACGCTATGATGCTGCTTCTTTAGGAGGCCCTGATCTTAATGACTATGAGATCTCAAGGTTTCTTACAGAAGCTATTAGACGCATGGTAGATGAAGCATATAAAGGCTATGAGAGTTCTGAGTATCATAGAAGACTACTTAATCCTCTTATTGAGGAAAGTACTGTAGCATTAGTACAAAGTCAAGTAGAAGAAGATTATTACAATAATATTTTTACATTTGACTTAACACTTCCTACAGATTTATATTATATCTTACAGGAAAATGTAGTGTTAGAAAATAATAGCTGTAATAAGGTTATCGAGCTTACAACAGTAGACTTAGATAACCTTACTATAGCAATGAAAAATCCTTTTAAAAAGCCCAATAAAAGGAAAGTATTAAGAGCTGAATTAGGGGCTAGACAATTAAGACTATACAGCTCTGACATTATTAATACGTATAAGTTAAAATATATAAAACAGTATACGCCATTAATAGTTGCAACGCTCACTGGAGGCCAGACGATCGACGGAGAAACTGCTCAGAGTAATACTGAATTACCAGTTAATGTTCACTACGAAATAGTGAAACTCGGAGTACTCTTAGCTACTCAGGCCCTTAGAGAGAATAGCTTACAAACCCAAGTTAATATTTAATAATTACTAATTTAAACTTAATAAAATGAGTTCAATTTCATTGCCTTCTGAAAGACAGATTCGGCACTTTTTCGTAGCAGATGCTGTAGCTTCTGAGACTTCTATCACTGATATGCGTTCAACTGCTAGCATTGGAGAAGTACAAATTTTTGGAGAAAACGGACTAAACTCTGACACCTCTGGAGATTTCTACATTGCAAAAGTTAACCAGAAAGGAACACTTAGTATTTCTGATCTTATCACGCCAGGCGATATCACTTATACCGCTGGAGTTTCTCCAGTAACTAAAAAAGGGAAGTATCAAAGCTTTTCACTAAGTTCTGCTCCAGTAGTAGGCGAAAGCTATGTACTAGTAGGTAAGGTGCACTATGGCGTTTCTGAAGAAAACTTTATTACTTTCTGGGCTGAGCATACTGCTACTACAACTAATCCTGAAGATGTGCTTAACGCACTAGCACTTCAAATCAACAAACAATTAGCTCAAAGTATCAATACTGCTGCTAACAATCCAGCTACTGTTCAAGTATATGGTAATGCAGCTGTAGGTTCTGTAGAACTAACTGCCGGAGCTTCTGGTAGTGTTGATACTCTAACAGTTGATTCTGTTGATATTCTAGGTGGAGCTGTAGCATTTAATACTTCTCTTGCTCAAACTGCAAGTGATGTAGCTGATGCTATTAACGCAAATCGTTCTAATCCTGATTATATTGCTGAAGCTAGTTCTGCTACTGTAAATATTTATCCTCTAATTCCCGGGGTAAGTACTCTTGCTGTAGCTTCTACTGCTACTACTATCACTACTTCTGACACCAACCTTGGTGGAGTAAGTGCTGGTACTGCACCTGCTGCAGGTCAGGGTCAAAGCAATAAATACTTTGAAGTATCTGTTGTTAACAACTCTGGAGATGAAGCAATTTACATTCGTGAAAAAGATTGGATTCTAGACGATTACCGTCCAGGTCTACGTACTTTTGATCAAATGCTTTGGAACTTTGAAATGTATAGTGAGGATTCTACTGCCGATGCTAAAGCAACTAAGGCAGAAGTAGCTCCTGTATATGCAAAAGGTCAAGGATACCAAATGATCGAACTAGAGCGTTTCTTAGTAGGTCACCGTGCTGAGTTTGATCTTAAAGATAGTACTCTTGAATTTGGTCGTAGCTTTGATGCTTCTACTGCTTCTCAGTACTACATTTTAGATCTTCAGTATTTTGATGTTTCACGTGACAGTGAAAAGAAAGCCAAAAAGCAACTGACTATTGTCTCTACTTCTAATACTGTTATCAATACTATTGGTAATGCTATCGAAGCACGAGGCGGTCAGACTTGGACTGATCTCTAAAATGAACATTACTAGTTCAACATTAACAAAGGATAGTATAACCCTGGTGGCGGATAAGTCCTTCACTGGGGTTACTGTTCTTTTCGATAGGTTACAGACTAGCACCTATTCAACATCTCAAAGCGCAAATACAGAAATAACTATTACAAAAGAAGATCTAGGACTTGACTCATTAAACAATAATTATTTTGAGTTAACCGTATCAGATGATTCTAATGACACAGACTCAATAGCTCTATATAATATTCAAATTATTAATAATTTAGAGTCCAAAGATTACGATGCTAGAGATCTAAAAAACCAGCTAGATAATTTAAACTTTTACTATAATATAATAGAAAGTCTTTCAGAAAGTGAAAATTATTATCAAGCTAATGATTTATACTTTCAGTTTCAAGACTACCTCAAAGAACTGAAAAATGCAAATAACCTCATTCAAATTATCGGCGGATAAAAGCACACTAAACGTTACGATAACAGATGCAGCCAGTTTAACTTCACTACTACTCTGGACTGATCAAACTTATAAAGACTTTACAAAAGCAAAAGACCTTAGTTCTAAACTTACAGGTTCTGCTACAGAAACTATAACTATTTCTCCTAGTGATATAGGAGAAACATTCTTTGATGGATTATATTATTTAGAGTCTCAAGATGCTAATCAAATCAGCATAGCTGCTTTAGCTGAGCTTAGAAAATATAAAGAGTGTGTAGTAAAAAAAGTATTAGCACTTGATCCTTGTGAAGATTGTGATAAAGATCTTCAAGAAATCTTAAATATAGATGTAACAATTAAAGCACTAGAATATGCTACTCAATTTCTTGCAACTAGTGCTATGCAAATTATGATTGATTTATTAGATAAATACTGTGCAGATAGCTGTAACACTTGTGGTAACAGAAATGCTAACGTATTAGATAATAACTCTAATGATCAATTTGATCCAGATACAATAATAGTAACAATAGACGGAGGAACAGACTAATGCCAGCAATTAATATAAGTGTTAAAACTATTCAACTTCGTAGAAACACTAATGCCTATTGGACTAGTAGTGGTATTACTCCTGATGCTGGTGAGCCTATCTATTCTACAGATACTAATGAACTTAGAATTGGAGATGGTTCAACTCCCTGGACAGGTCTAACTCCTATTACTGGTGGAGGAGGCGGAAGTGTTACTCAAGAAGAAGTAGAAGATTATGTAGGTGCTCTTATTACAGGAACAGCTTACGTAACAGCTACATATAATGACGTAGCAGGCTCTCTAACAGTAGATCTAGCTTCTGCCTATAAAACTATATTAGACAACACCAGTAACATCAATACAGGCGATGAAACAGGCTCTGGTATAGTTTCTAAAATAGATACAGAGCTAGGACAAACTGATTGGAAAGCAAGTGTTAGTATTCCAACTGGTGGATCTACTGGTCAAGTATTAAAAAAAGTATCTAATGCTAATTATGATTATTCTTGGCAAAATGATACTGATACAGATACTACTGCAGCTGCAGGTATATCTATAACAGATTCAGGTGCTTATTTTACAGGGACTGATGTAGAAGCTGCTCTTCAAGAAATAGGAGCAGGGGGTATTGGTGGTGGAGATACTATCACTGTAAATGATTATCAAGTAGAGACTCCTAGTGGAGCAATTAACGATGTTAATACTACTTACACTACTCTACAAGGAAGTTACAAATCTGGAACGTTAATAGCTTATTTAAATAATCAACCTATAACAGTAGGAGAAGGATTAACAGAAGGTAATCCAAGTCTTGGTACTTTTGATATTAGTCCAGCTCCAGCTACTGGAGATACTCTATATGTCACATATGTAACTGTAGACGCAGGTACATTAGTTCAAGGAGAAACTAACACAGCCAGTAACTTAACTGGAGATGAAGGAATATTTGCTAGCAAAGTTTCTGCAGATCTTAGGTTTAAATCACTTACCGCAGGCAGTAACATAACTCTTAGTAGTGATGCTAATAGTATAACAATTAGTGCCACAGGAGGTGGAGGTGGTGGAGGAACTGTTGATGTAGTCTCAAATGTTGCTCAAGATACAATACTTGGTAGAGTGTCAGCTGGTTCAGGTGATAGCGAAGAGTTAACTGCTACTCAAGTAAGAACTTTATTAAATATAGAAGACGGAGCTACTGCTGATCAAAGTGATTCTGAAATTAAAACAGCTTATGAAAATAATGCTGATACTAATGCTTTTACAGATGCAGAGCAGACTACAGTAGGATATTTAACAGTTACTCAGGCTGTAGATCTTGATACAATGGAAAGTAATATTACTACTAACAATGCTAAAGTTTCAGCTGATGGTAGTATAAATACTCATAGTGATGTAACTATTGGAGCAGCAACTAGTAGTTCAAATGCTACTCTTAGAGTACTTGCAGATACAAATACAGACGGAACTTATACAGTAGTAGACTGGACTCCACCAACTGGAGGTAGCGGAGAAGTTAACACAGCAAGTAATTTAGGAGCAGGTACTGGAATATTTACTACTAAGTCAGGAGTAGATCTTCCATTTAAGTCTTTAGTAGGCGGCACTAATATTTCTTTAACTAATGATGCTAATACAATCACGATTACTAATGATATTGATACGTCACTTTATGCTTTATTAGCAGGAGCTGATTTTACTGGAGACATTACTACTACTGGAGATATGACAGTAAGTGCAGCTGGAAATGTTTCTGGAGTAATTGCTAACGCTGCTAATCTAGGGTTTGATAATTTTACATCAACAGGAGAAACTGCTAAGTTTACTTTTGGAGACGATAATAACTCTATTGTCAATTCTTTTGGTAATGGTATGGGCATACGCTCTTATTGGACTATGTACTTTGATGGGTATCATCAAGGAGGAGTAGCTTCAGATGCAGATGATTATCCAAGTATATCTGGTGTAGGTTATCAATTTATTTTACGTGGATCTAATGCAGGCTCTAGAGGAATTAAACTATATCCTCCTAGTGGTTCATGGTCTGGTAACTATATAGAAGCAGTTGATTCAGGAGACACTGAAGTATTTACTATTGATAGTACTGGTCTGTTTAATGGAACTGTAGCCTATGATAATACAAGCTCTGGTCTTGCAGCTACAACTACTCAAGCTGCTATTGATGAAGTAGAAGCCAGAGTAGATGCTAATGACGCCAAAGTAACAGAAAACAATAAAGCTACTTATATATTAAATTTAAGTGACTATACTACTGATTTAACCACAGGAACTACTAAAGCATATTTTAGAGTTCCTTATGCTTGTACACTTACAGCAGTAAGAGCAAGTGTATTAACTGCTCCAACTGGATCTGGAATTACAGTAGATATTAATGAAAATGGTACTAGTATACTAAGTACTAAATTGACAATAGATGCTACTGAAAAAACAAGTACAACAGCCGCTACAGCTGCTGTAATTTCTGACAGTGCTTTAGCAGCAGATGCTGAAATGACTTTTGATATAGACGCAATAGGATCTACTATAGCAGGCGCAGGATTACAAGTACAAGTTGATATAGAAAGAGTATGATTATAGATGGCTACATAGCGTTTCCTCCTGCTGCAAGTGAAGATACAGGTAATGTAATTTGGTATGTACATGATGCTACTAAAGGACAAAACCAAACTGGAAGTGATAATGATATTGACTATCCAGATATTGTAGACGAAAACGATTTTTTAATAGCGCAATACTATAAAGATATAGTTACTTCTTTTGATTCAGGGCCCGGGGGTTCTTGGGTAATACAAGGAGTAGGCGCAGCTGCTGGTACTGTTTCTGCTGATGTAGGAGGATTTGAATCTGGAGATAGAGTAGGTATGATAGCTACATTAGTAGCAGATGGCACAGAAACAGGTAGTATAACTATTACTCCTAATAATACAGCTAATGCCCTTATTATGCGTTATATGTACAAGCTTAAAGGAGTAGATCCTAATAATCCTGTTATAGCTGTTACAGTAGCAGAAAATTCTGCAGATGCTGATCTTAGAGATATAAACACTATAGCTACAGGAAGTTCAGTAGATCAAACAGGCGCTATTGTAGATATGTATTTTTATTCAGAAAGTCAAGGTTGGGACTCTAGAGGAAGAACAGAGTATGACGGTGGTAGTACTTTTGCTGGTAACGATGGTGAAGTAAGAATATTTATGGATCAAATAGATAACTCTGGTTCAGATTCTAGTGTACTATATGATAAAGGAGGTACAGCAGCGTATGGAGCAGGAGTTGTATCTATGTTATTACAGTCTGCTAAATTAGGAACAGACTGGTATCCTAATAAAGATAGAGTACAAGGAGAAAGTGCAGATAGTAAATGCTGGGCTATGACAAGTAACAATGACAATAGTTTGCCTTCTATATGGCAAAATAATGACAGCTTTGTTCAAAGCGCTAAAGACATTACAGGAGATAATATATTTGGAGTTCAATACGCTCTAGAAATAGATGCCGGAAGTTCTGGTTCTACTAATAACATTAACTGGTTATTTGGTAATACAAGTGATACAGGAGTAACTATTACTAATTCAGATACCTGGGTAGTTAACTGGGCAGTAAGAAAAACAGCAGGCTCAGGAGCTATTAGAGTAGGATTAAATAACAACAATGATGTTATTGATTTTGAACCAGTAGGAACAGAATGGATGTATGCTGAGCAGTACTTTGAAGGAGCCTCTACCACGGGAACAACATGGAGAATTACTCCTAATTTAGATGGTAACGTAGAACAACAAACAATAGAAGTATTAATGTCTGTAAAGATATTAGTAGACGTAGCTTAATAAAATACAATGAAAAAAATACTATTTATACTTACATTATTAATAACTATAAATATATACTCTCAAGGAGATTTTAGAGTAAATAGTCTTAGATATATACCTCAAGCTAGTGCTCCTAGTAATCCTAAAGAAGGAACTAGATATCTTAATTCTACAGATAATAGATTTTATCAATATGTAGGAGGACAGTGGGTACAGGAATCTAATTTAGTTCCTATTCAATCCACTCCTCCTAGTACACCACAAACAGGAGATAGATATGTAGATACTGATAACTATGCTTTATATATTTATAATGGATCAGCTTGGGTATCTCTTAGTGGTAATATTGGAAAGAAAGTATTTACAGAAGTAGGAACTAATACTACTATTACAGATTCTGATTTTGAACTTACTGGAGATAATGAAAACGCTCAGCCTTGGATAGTTCCTACAGATACTATTAATATTACTATTAATGATATTACAGCAGAGAATACACTGTTTATAAAGCCTCTTATTAACTCACAAGCTACTGTAACTGCAGGAGGTTCTCAGTTATTTTGGATAGCAAATGAAGATAGATACATGAATGCTTTCATAGTTAATAATATGAACTCTGTAGGTATTAGTAAAAGAAGTGCTTCTCTATTAGCAGTAGAAGGAAATGTTAATGCTTATTTTGTAGATAATACTCCTCCAGGAACTGTAGGAAGTTTAGCTGCTAGTAATATACAATCTACTAGTGCAACGCTTACATGGACACATGCTACAGACGACGAAGGAGTTAGTTATTATCAAGTAAGTACAGATAACATTACTTATAGTCCTATAGGCTATGTATTAACTTATGATTTACAAGGACTAACTGCTAGTACTAGTACTACTGCGTATATACAGGCAGTAGATATTAATGGGAACGTAGGATCTCAAACTAATGTAAACTTTACTACTGCAGGTGGATTTAGTTTATTAACAGCAGGCAATTCTAATCCAAATATTATCTCTACTGGATCTGGAAGTTTTGTAGCAGATGATACAGGTATATATGATTCAACTACAGGAGATCATTATGATCCCGTTCAAATTAGTTCACAAACAGCAGTAGCAGAAAGTGTTAATAGTTCTACATATGTTAATGAACTTATAGGAACAGGATCTGTTTACTCTAGAGGTAGACTTAGATTTGGAGCAACTGCAGGTCAAGTATATGAATATGATTTCTTCTACAAAATGGTAGGAGGAGGAACTCATGGAGCACTTAGAATTAATGGAAACTTTGTAGCCAATAACTTAAGTGCCACTGATTGGACACTTATTTCTGGAGAATATACAGAAGATGATACTTTCTTAGGAGTAGATGTATATGCTAGTAATAGTAATAGTGCAGCTAATGGAGAAGGTATTCGTTGGAAAATGATAGTTAAATTAAAAGATTAATGAAGAAATTAATAGTATTAATAGCTTTAATATTTACTACAACATTTAGTTATAGTCAAAGCCCTACTAAAACATATGAAGAGTGGAAAGCTTTAGCCGATGCTCATATGGCTGGTAATTTTAATTACTTAAGACATAGTAATATGGCAGACTGGTTAGTAGCTCCTTATATGGCAGTAGATATTGCTGATATGTATTGGGAAGCATTTGCTTTAATTAATGGATTAACGCATATGTGGTTAGCTACTGGAGATAATGCTTATCTAGATCTAGTATTAGATATAGTAGAAAGAGATATAGACAATGCTGTTAATATGTCTACGGCTAATCCACCTCCCCAATCGTCTAATTATCAAGCTTGGGACTTTAATGCATTCTTAGCTAAACCTAACTGGTTTGGTTTTAGTGGTACAATTAATTTATCTACTTATGCAAACGGAGTAATTAACGGAACTATTGACCCTTTAGTATATGGATATGGACGTAGAACTAATGCTAATGGTACATCTGCTGGTGTATATATTGCACTGGATGAAGGTATGTATAACAGAAATATCGCTAACCTAGCGAGAGTTATGAATCACAATATTGGAAGTATAGGCACACAAACTTCTAATAATGGACAAACATATCAACAAAGATTAGATAAAATAGTAGCTCATTTAAGAGATCATGTATGGGCAAGAAACTTTGAAAATGTTAGTGTAGATAATAATCACTATGCAAGAGATGTGTATCGCGTAAACACGCACATGAGTTCTCACCTTGCTATGGTAGCATTGTGCTTGTGGTCTATTGAAGGAGATCAAAAATATAGAACTTTTGTAGAACAATATTTATGGGATTTTGATCAAATTCCTGCTGGATTTAAACAACCTCCTTATTTAACTTCCGGTCAAGGATTATTAGATAAACTAGAGTATCAATCCAATGGAGATAGATATTGGTGGGTAGCTCCTTGGGATAAAAACGTAGGAGGAGCAGTTCTTCAAGATGAAGGACATGCTGTAGCAGAAGCTCAATTTTTACAAACTTGTTATGAAGAAGGTATTGGTCTAAACCCACCTAATGGAGAACCTGCTATAGATTTAATCTTTATGCAGCGTATGGCCAATGCTTTTCATTTAGGTTACCTAAAAGGATATAACTGTGGAGATGGAAGCAATGAACCTTCTCCTGCTTATAGATTAGATGGAACTGGATTCTCTTACGGTATGCAATCTGCCATAGTAGCTTATGCAGAATATAATCCTAATATATTATGCTACTTAGAACAAAGAATTTCTGCTATTGATTTAGTAAGAATAGGTCAATTAGGAATGACTACTTATGTCAGTAGAGTACTAGGTGTTAATGGAGATGATGGGCCCGTATACACTAGAACAGGAGATGGAGTAGGAACAGATAACTTTCCTCCTAATGTTAATGCGAAAAGAGCTTCTCCTTATCAAATAGGCATAGGAGATGAATACATAGAATTAGGAGCTGACGTTACTGATGTAGAAGATGGAGCTAGTACTATAGCTACACCTACAAGTGGCAGTGTTCCTGTAGATGGAAGTAATATAGCTACAACTGCAGGCACTTACACACTAGTATATAGTTACACTGATGGAGGAGGTATTACTAGATCAGATACTCTTATAGTAGAAGTCACTGATAATGTTAATAGTCCGCCTGTACTTACTATGGAATTTGTCTCTATTACTATTGAAGAAGGAGGAGTATACACTAGACCTACTTATACAGTAACAGACGTAGAAGATGGTACTTCAACAACAGGAGCAGTAATTACAGGAGACACTGTAGATACTAGTACAGCAGGAGTATATAGTGAAATATATACAGTTACAGATAGTGCAGGTGCTCAAACTTCTCAAGTAGTAGTAGTTACTGTAGCAGAGACTGGAGTACTAACTCCTACTAATATAGTAGCAGATAGAGGAAGTAAAACTTACTATCTTAATGTAAGGGAAACTGATTTTCCTGGATATACTATATTTCCATTAGATGCTAATCCTGAAGTAGTAGTTACGTTTAGTAATTCTGATATAGTAGAACTACAACCTACAGATCAATTCACTTATCAAATATTAGCATTGGCTCCAGGAACTACAACTATGACAATTACTTCTGCAGTTGATTCTAATATATCAGTACAAATACCAGTAGTTGTAGTAAGACCTACAGGAATAGTTAATTTATTAATAGGACAATAATGATCGGCTTAAGTATAGCTTTTGGACATAATGATTTTATAACCTGGATTAGTACAGTAGCCTGGTGCTTACTTGGTATACTAGGAACTAAGGTGTATTTTTATATAGTACGTACTACTAATAGAGATAAACCGTTTAATCTCAAATTCTGGTGGAAAGATAACGCTGCAGACTTTATGGTAGGTTTTGTGTTATCTCTATTTCTATTAAGAGGAGGAGATGAAATTATCTACTATTTAGAATCTTCTGGTTATAAACTTCCTTTCAATATTCACGAGAATGCAGATGTAGTAGTATTATATAGCGCTATATCTGCTGCTTTCCAAGGATATTTACATAAGAAAAAGAAAGTAATCAAAGATAAATTAAAACTAAATGACAGATAAAAAGAAAAAAGGATTACCCAAAGGATCAAAAAGAACCGGAAAACAAAGTAATAAGAAAGCATTTAGTACTAAAGGAAACGCTCCTTATAGAACAGATAAAAAGAATAAGAGAAATAAACAGAAAGAATTAACTAAAAAAGAAAACGACTCTATTCTTAAAAAAAGAAAACCTAGTAAAATAAAATTAACTAATTCTATGGCTCCCAAAAGATCAGGGAAACGTACTAGAACTTATAAAAAATAATGGCAAGTTCAGATAAAATACGAGTAATGTGTGGCATTGAGGATGCCCTCAATAAAGCTAAAAAAACAGGAGTATTAGATCTTCAGAATATCTATTATTATAATTCTGTATTTGAACTTATTGAAATATCTAAAAGAGATAATGACTTTACGACATATGTAAATGATTTAAGAGATACACTAAACATAATTACTTACGGAGATAACATAACTAATTTAGGAGATACTATTATAGTTATAGCAGATGATGTAGTTCCCAATGATGGTTCTGATCCTAATAACGATGTAGGTACAACAGATACAGGAAGTACAAATGACAACAATGGACAAGGAGATAGTTCTTCTACAGATGATACTGATGGTAATGGTAATAGTGATTCTCAAGATTTTGACGAGGATACAGGAGGATCTGGACAAACCCCTGAAGGTGGGGATAACGGAAGTGGTGGATCTCCTACTATTACTGCTCCCACTATTTCTGCTTTAACTGTAAGTACTAGTAAAGGAACTCCTATATCTGGTTCAATGACTATCTATGATGTTTATACATTTAGTAAAGCAGACTTCTTAGGTATTTACTCAGATAACAACGATCAAGATTTTTATCAATTAGTATTAGACACTACTACACTTGACAATGGCTTTCTCTTATATAATGGTGTAGCAGTAGCAGAAGGATCTGGTAATCTAACAGTACTAGCTTCTGATCTAGGAAACTTAGTATGGTACACTAATACTAATGTAGAGTATACTCACGATCTTAGTTTTAACTTAGCCGATAAAGTAGGTAATACAATTACTCTAGCAGCAGCTAATGCCACTCTTACTATTAGTAGAATTTTAGCAGGTGTTAATCAACCGCCTACTATGGGAGATCAAGCACTATATGTCAATAACAGAACTACAACTATTATTACACTCGCTATGGTAACTAGTAGCCTAACTCCTCCATATAATGATCCAGAAGGAGATCTAATAGACGCTATACGAATAGACGAAGTGTCTACAGCTAACACAGGAGAATTTCAATTTAATGGATCGCCTGTTACAGCTAATTTAATTATAACAAGAGAACAACTAGAAAGTAATTTATTTACTCACGTAGGGCCTAACACAGACTCTATAACCACTGACTCTATTAACATCTCAGCTAGAGATGAAGGTAGTGGAGTATGGGTAAGCTAATATAGACACATGGCAATTTTTACAGTAACATCAGGTTCAGCATCCGACTTAGCAGTAGTAGCTGTCTCTCCCGTAATAAGTAATTGTACTACATATTATCAGTGGAATATTACAGCTAATGCAGGTGATAGTATTTCATTTAGTATTACTGGTAATCACTACGAGTCTAGATATATAAGAAATGGAACACAGACTAGCTTTACTGACGGAGCAGCTACTACATACGATAACACTTTAAGTGTTGGATTCTTATTATTAAATTCTGGAACTACAGGAATATTTTCTTCTGCTACTATTAGAATAACCAATACTACTACAAATAGATATTATGAAACTACAGTAACTAGAGAAGATGATTCTGCTAACTGTTATGAAGCTAGTGGAACAGTAACTAAGACTAGTGATTTATTAAATGATGGAGAAACAGGCGTATCTTCATTTATAGAGTTCTCTGACATGGATCTAGTACCTACTGATGCTAGTACTAACCCGGTTCAAAGTAATGGCGTATATGACGCTATAGAGGCTGTTAAAGACGCTGATCTAATTGCTTTTGATTCTTACCTTACTATTACTTCAAATAACGTACAAGCTGCCATAGAGGAGCTTAAAGATGAAGTAGATGGCTTTGCTCTTCCCGGTGGTATTATGTTACAGAGTGTATATGATACTAACGGAAATAACATAGTAGATAACGCAGAAGATTCTCAATTGCTTGATGGATTAGATTCTACTCAGTTCTTAAGATCAGACGCATCCGATAGTAAGACTTTTGGTAATCTAGCATTTAATAACGATGTAGCTATAACTTTTGGCACAAGTGCAGACTATTTAGATATAAGATATGTAAACTCTAGTACAGAAACTCAGATGTCTATTGGAGCAGATTTATTATTACGCTCTACAACTCAAGGAGATCTCATTACTATTACTAATGATGCTAGTAGTCCTATTGCTATCACAAGAGATGTCACTGTCCCTGATGAAGCATATGGTGCTGGATGGAATGGAAGTTTAGAGGTTCCTACTAAGAATGCTGTATATGATCAAATTCAAGTTATAGCAGCTGGTGGTGAAGTTAATACTGCATCTAATTTAACAGGAGACGAAGGAGTATTTGCACAGAAATCAGCTCAGGATCTAGAATTTAAATCTTTAACTGCAGGTAGTGGAATAACCTTATCTAGTGATTCTAATCAAATAACCATATCAGCTACTGGAGGAGGTGGAGCTGTAGATAGTGTATTTGGTAGAACAGGAGTAGTAACTGCAACAGCAGGAGACTACGATGGCTTATATGCATCTCTAAGTACTACTGCTTCTAATGGAGATAATTACTTACATATAGGGAGAAATAATACGGTAGACTCTGCCCCTGCTCTTTATGTAAACCAACTAGGTACAGGAGACATAGCTAGATTCTTTAAAGGCACAGCACTTACAGATGGATCTTCTGGTACTCAAGTAACTATTACTAATACTGGAGGAGTAACAGCAACTGGTACATTTACAGGAGACGGTTCTGGGTTAACTAATGTAAACGCTACTACTTTAGATTCTTTAGACTCTACAAGCTTTCTTAGATCTGATACTGCAGATACTAAAACATCAGGAGATCTTACTTTCTCTGGAGGAGTCAAGGCTGTCTTTGGAGTAGATGGTGAACTCTATTCTAATTCTACTAGTGTATATCTAGACTTACAAGCGGCTAGTTCTGGTAATTTCTTTATTAGAGATCAAACTACTACTAGATTTACATTTGAAAGAACTACAGGTAACTTTACTGCAGAAGGTGCAATAGTCACAGACGGTAATCAAGTACAGATTAAAGGAAACTCTCCTAGAGTCATGTGGCAAGAGAACGATGAAAGTTCTAAGCAATGGTTCATGCTTGCCGATGGTACTAACCTAGATGTTAGAGAAGGAGATGTAGCTACTACTAGAATGCGTTTTGGTGCAGCTAATCAAAATATTTTATTCTACGGTAATGACACTGACTCAGCTAGTGCTTATTCTGGTGGTATCTTTATGGAGAACATTGGACTTAATACTACTAGTGGTTCTTGGATAGTACGTGGAGAAACTAATGATCTTAACTATACTGGACTATACTTCTCTGCAGGAGGAGATGGTCAACTTATTCTTAGAGATAATGCTGGTAATATTGATATTAGTCTACTAGCAGATGGTATTAGTTCCTTTAATAACTCTATTGATATAAACAACGGAGCTAGCTTAACGTTTAATTCTGGAGGAGATATATTCTTAGCTAGTGATAGTAGCGTACTTAATCTAGGCGCTGGAAATGATATCCAGATGTATTACAATGGATCTAATGCTTTTATTGATTTTAATACTAGTACTGGAGATCTATATATAAGAGAAGGAACTACAGAGCGCTTCCGCTTTATGATGGATGAAGGTACTCTTAAATTTGGTCTGGGTAATATTCCAGATGCAGATAATTTAAATACTACAGAACTTAATACTATATCTACTTCAGCTAATTTTAGCGGTAGTACTAATTATCCTACTTCATTTGGTCAGACTCTTGTAGTAAGAGGTAATGACGGATCTGATGGTAATAGAAATATCTACTTACATAAAGTAAATGGAGACACTCATGAATACTATCTAGGCTATCATGATTCTTCTACAGGAGCAGAATGGACTCAAATCTGGACTGATGATTATAATGGAGGAGGAGGAGCAGATAACTTAGGTAACCACACTGCTACTCAAGATCTCAACATGGGAGCCTTTGATATAGACTTCGATGACGGATCAAACGGTCTTGGTACTATATCAACAGGAGGAACTGGAGATATGATTATTGATTCTAGAAATGCAGGAAGCACTGACGGAAGTATATCTCTAAGAGCAGCTCCAGGAATAGGACAACAAAGAATTATAATAGATGCAGGTGCAGCTAGTATCACTGCCCCAGACCTTAGTATAAGCGATATTAATACTGCAGGAGCACAATCTATTGCTACTAAGGATTATGTAGACAGTGCAAGTTCTAGCCTTCCCTATGATTATTACTTTGCTGGAGGAATAAATCAATCTGGCACATCAGCCCCTACTGCAAGTTTTACACAAACTGTAGGAATAGGATCTATGGTTTGGAGTAGGACTAGTGCTGGAGTATATAGATTAACTAGATCAAGTGGTACATTTACCACAGCTAGAACACAAGTAATAGCACAGCTAGATCAAGGCCCCTCAAGCAAAGCAGGAGTCTATGTATCTGTAAACAGTACATATATTGAAATTACTACGGCTAGTATACTATCAGGCACAAATGCTGATAATATTTTAGACGGAAGTATTCACATAATAGAATTCCCATAATGGCAACAATGACCGTAAACGTAACGACTAACGTTACAGGAGATAATAGACCCTATGTAGATCATAGCAGAACTGTATATAATCTATGTCAGAAAACGTTATTTTTAGTCGTTCCTTGTCCAGTAGGACAATCAAGATATGTTACTATAGAAAGTAGTAACACAAGTTCAGGGACATATGTAAGTTCAGGTAGTCCCTATACTTTTACTATAACAGCAGATACTGAATACGAATTAACCATTAACGATGACCCAGCTAAATCAGCAGGAGAAACTTCTTATCATATAGCAGAAGTGGCATTAACAAATACATCTGATCCCTTCTTCTCCTTAAGTAGTTTTCATTCTCATACAGGTACAGCTGGATGTTAGAGTTAAAAATAAAAAAGAAAAAGAAAAAAGATGGCACTATTTACAGTTACTACGAATTCATACGTAAACCTTCCCCCAAGTCAAGTAGGAAATAATTCTGTTACTACCGACTATGGAGTAAGTTATGCATTTTCAGTAGCAGACTTTACTACTAATACAACTCCAGTATATGCAGATCCTGAAGGAGACTCTGCAGCTACTCTTAAAATTACTAGTCTTCCTGCTACTGGTACTTTAGAATTTAATTCTGTAGCAGTTGTAGTTAACGATACTATTGCTTTTACTGGTACTCCTAGTATTGCTAATGGTAATCTAATTTATATACCAGACAATGGAACTACTACTGCTTATTCAGATAACTTTAATTTTGAAATAGCTGACTCAGGTTCAGGAACCTTTGTTGGATAATAAATAAACGACATGACAATTACAATAACCAGAGAAAACAATCTATTAAAAATAACTAAAGGACAAGCTTCTTATTACTTGGCAGATCCTGTTAATGTATTAGTTAACGATGATTTTATTGAAATCTATAGTAATAACACTATAGGAGGAGAAGATAAAATATTAGTAAATTTTGCTGATATTTCAGATAAACTAAATGCAACTAATGGAAGTGAATATCTTACAGCTGCAATTGCTGCAGGACTTTTTAGAAACGCAGGTACGACTGCGTTAACAACGGGTGAGCTAGAATCAGGTATAGAATTTACAGGCGGATTTGCAGGTAAACCACTTTCTAATAATTATGTTTGGGAAGCTGGATTAGGAATCAATATTACTCAAGCTGATGTTGACGCAGAAATATTTAAAACATTTAGTTTAGATGCTGCCGTTCAAGCTCAAGTTGATACTCCTTACTGGACTGACCCAACTCCTGCTGACCATACAGGTAAAGGTGTTTTTGGAG